ACCCCGCGTAAGGACTAGCGCCTTCCAGTGCGTAGTTCATAGCGTCTGTAAGTGACACACCAAGCGTATCCCCTCCATTCGAGTCTATCGCCGTACCGTGCCATGTTTTCATGTACGCAGGGTAATCAACCGCCCCGCTAGCGCTACCGCCACCACCGCTCATATCATAACTCCTTTCGCATGAAGGTACTTAGTTCAAAGCCAAGAGTCTTGCAGAGTTCAATCATCCTTGGTATCTTAGAGTAAGCACTAACGTCGCGGCATTTCTGTACATGCGCGTAGTCAACCAACTTCCGAAGCCCAGATGCCCAGACAGTGTTTGGTATATCCCTCGTCTCGTACACAGCGTAAACAAGGAGTGAGCGTGTCTCGCTAATAGGATCGCGATAAACTGTTGTAAGCATAAAGCCGTAGATTGAGTTTGCGCTGAGGTCACGCGGATCTTCAACCCCTAACCAAAGTTGCATATCTTCACAGAGAAGAGAACGTAGTATCTTCTGGAGAGTTTCATTACTAACCTCAGCAGTTGGCACAAGCATCTCCCCAATACCAGGTCTTACATACTCCCAAATATCAGCTATTTGGGTTGGTGCTAGTCTTATAATCACAGGGCAACTCCTTGGCCGAAGCGGCCATCTACGTTTATAGTTTGGATATTTAGCTCATTGAGGTTGAAGGCGGCTTGATCCGCCTTAATGCAGATTTTAAACTTCTCACCGGTTATGAAAGGCTTTACGGCGTTGAGCGAGTTGATCGGAATCTCTACGCTGGTGTTACTACCCACCCTGAGGAATACCTTTACGTTAGTGCCAGCTAGTAAGCCCAGCATTACCTCCGAGATCTGCTTAAGTCCGGCTACTCCGAAGTTAATCCAATCAGTTTCGAGTTGAGGTCCGCCTAAAGTGCGAGTCTCCGAGGTTACAGTGTGGAACTTAGTAACGGAGTCGAACCTCAAGTTCGTGCAAGACAAACCGAACTGATCCAGCACATAGGTCTTATCGGCGTATGTTAAGTAACACTCCCGCTTGTTGGAGTTGTAACTCATACTGAGCGGGACCTCGGCGAAGTATTGGCTGTAGTCAAGCAGCGTCGGGGCTTTCACCTTTTCCGTTAGGCTATTCTGGGCTTGTAACTTCCACAACTGCCCATCGGCATCGCGCAAGATATGTTCGAACTTATCCCCTGCTATACAGCATTCGTTATCTAGCGGGACGCGCAGTAAAGTCGTATGTCCAAATGTACTTCCAGCTGGGTGCATCTGATGAACACCGTTATCTGCGTAAGCTATAGTATTAGCGCCGAGTTGCTTAACTGCGAAAACGTTTCCCAGTTCGATATCCCTATAACCTGCTTCGTTATCAATCCCAACTGTGAAGTCAATACTCCCAATCTTCGACCAAGCAACGCAGTTGGTGGTTGGGTAGCCAGCTATAACGGCCTGCCCATTACACTCGCACACCCCCAATCCCTGTGGAATAAACCCAACAACTGTTTGGCCATCCCCACCTACTAGGCTAAACACACCATCTGCATCGCACATCAGAGTAGATAGACCGTTGCTAAGGATTGCGAACATGCCAAAATCTGCGCAACTCCACCTACGTGTGCCCGCCGCGAAAGTTAGTAACTCCGCAAAACTGGAGTCATAGAGTTTAGTTGCTGAGAGATGTACCTCAGTAGAACCGACGGTAAAACTCTGCACAACTTCTGGAGCGAGTATCGGCGTGGGTAGGCGGCCAAGACCAATCCCAACTCCATTAACACACCTACAGTTCTGCAGGAGAGCCCAGTAAGTAGAGTTTAGGTCTGGGGAAGGCTCCATGCCTTTCTTGCAGAGTTCCTTAAGTGGGAAAAGTCGCTGTCGCATTAGGCACCCTCAGTCGGAATAAACGTATACCCTACATGACCATCTATAATAGGTAAAGAGAAGGAAATACTTAGCTTGGTGAAGGCTTCTACCGATAGTGTTTCAGATATCTTTGTAAGTCCCTTCTTTACATTAAACCGTTTCGTAGTTAGTGTATCCCCACAAGTTAGCTGCAAGATCAGTTCTGTGTCTTTCTCGCAGCTTGTTACGTCCGCCGCGAGGTTTCCGATAGTACCAGCTACCGTAAAGAAGCCCTTACCTAACTCAGTCTGATCGAGGCAGACGCAGAACGGAGCAGCGAACTGCACACGCGTAACCTCCTTGCGAGGTCTCCCGTATATAGCGGAAAGGTGGCTATCTATACTAGCGATCTGCTCGTTTATATCCCGGCCAAGCACATGGGTTAATTCCCGCATAGAGGCGCCCCTTTCAAGTTAGCTAACTTCTGTTGAATAAGTGGAACACTCTTCTCCAGTAGCTCATCAAACATCAACTCAGGATGCTCGAACTCAAACTGTTGCACGGTGCTAATCACTACGTCCTTGTGTTCCTTGAACTCAGGATACTTAGTGAGGAACTCGCCCAGAAACTTATTGATTGCATCTACCTTGCGTGCGAGCTTATTAACCATACCAGGGATGTGGCAAAGTGCCTGCTCAATAGCCTTGTTATAAACTCTATTAAGCACTTCATGTAGTACGGCTCGATCACCGCCAGCAGTTATTGCAAGGAATTCCTCTTCCGTTGTCCACTCCATACTAACCCCCCAAGATCAAATTCTGGTTACTCAACTCAAGTTCAATACGATCATTCGCCAGCTCGTTAAGCTCCAGCGATATAGTTGCGAGTGCTTCTCTAGCCCCCATGGTGTTCCTGCAATCTACATCAATCTTATACATAGCTGCGGATATGACCAAGTCAGGTTGCTGGGCGGCCCAGTAGTTATCTGTTTGCGTAACCGAGAGTGCGGGAGAATAGAAGTTACCTAGCACCTCTAAGATATACTCCCTATCTGGAGTAGGCCACAAGCGAAGCCCATTTGGTGTGAACGAACTATCTACAGTAAATTCACCTAAGTTAGCGTAATACTCGGACATAGCGATAGTAGTATTATCCGACACCAGTACTGGGATAAGAGCATACTCTGCGGGGCAACCTGCTAAAACTGCCGCATTTCGTATAGCCGTTAGCGTTGTTAGTGTTAACTGCGTGGCATCTGTATCTGTATGAATCCAGATATCCAAGATATTCCTAGCGTGCGCCGGCAATATAACAGTACGATCCCCAGCGTTTAACTTCGTAAAGTGCCACTTTGGTATATTGATACTACCAGATAACTCATCAAGCAACTTAATGCCATTATTTATATAATCAGTTAGCGTAGGTGTGTCTAAATCTAAGCGGCCCGATACAGAAGTTAAACGGGTTTGTAACTCTGTTAAATGCATATATCCCCCGCGTATATCGTATTTTATTTAATCGAATAATTCAGGCAAATCAATCCGCACTCGCGCCACCATTGCCGCCACTCCGGTATCGTTAGGGTGTAGCGCGTCGGTAAATTTAGCCGTGTCTCTCGTCACTCCGTCGGAGTCCACTGTTAACGCCCTGTCGAATCGTATAACACGATACCCTGCGCTGACGATACCAGCATTGACAGCAGCGGCAAAATCGGGGTAATCATCTATAGGGCATAGTGTGCATACTACTGGGATAACACCACGGCTCTCTACCATAGCGACGACTTTAGCCAGAGAGGCCAGCCATGTCGCCGTGTTGACAGCGTAATCATTTGTACCGATGTAAATAATAGCATACGTGAAATCGGTCAGCGATAAGTCGCTGTGAACCCGCGTCAACATCCCCGCCAATGTATCACCGCTGACGCCACTATGAACCCCGCCGACTTCTGCACAAATATCTATCGCATAACCTGTAGTCGCTCCGCTTCCCTCTGTAATTGAATCACCAAAGATAATGACTTTAGGTGCGTCAACGGGGCATAAGTACTGCATTTTACGAACCCTGACCACCCCCGCCAGCGCGGCAACGCATGGAGCGCCGCTGATTCTGCCACCATGCCCACCTGTCATTGGCTGCCATGTCCATCCTTCCGAAACTCCCGTCACAGGGTCGGTAATTGATACAGTGCATGTTTTCCCGTCTCTGGTAAGGTCAACAACATACTCAACGCCAGCCGTTAGTGTAAATGCCGGTGTTTTCGTCTGCCAGACTGCCGGTACTGTAGTTGGAGCGCTCCCAGTAAAAACCTCGTGTACGTTTATGGCGTTTGTTGCAACATCAAGGCTGACCATCGTGCCTACTCCGGAAGTCCCGCCCGTGTTTGGGTAGGTGTAGACTGCGAGACTGGCGCCTGTTCCGGGGGTCGCCCATATTCTATATGTGATATTAGAATAATACGTGCCTCTAAAATACCCCATTGAGTTAGCTAATCCGGTACCGCTGCTCTGTGCCTGCCCGTCAACTAATGACCATGTTGTGGGGGCTGTGGTGAGCTGCATGTTGAAATTCATGCCCGGTGCAACAGTATCAAACAAGCGGTCAACGATGTAATTTTTGGCAGGGTAGATATTTGGTTGTTTAGTTGTTACCTGTAGCATTCCTGGAAGAGTGTACCCAAGTTCAAAATATTTTACAGGATGTGACGTTAATTCGTACCCAACCGAACCCAGAATTCCGCCTGTTGGGATAGCGTTTTCGTAAGGATCGATTCTTAACTCTCCCGCCAAAACTACATATCCAAGCATTCCGCCGGTAGGGATGATGACCCCTGTTTGAAAATCAAGTCCCGCTGTTTTTGTTGTTACGCCAGAACCGAACTCCGTTAAAAAATTCCTCGTGACTGTAATAACACCAGTGCTTGCAACCTCAAATACCAAAAAATTTACAATAGCGTAATCGGTGCATTTGGCACTTACGCTAACTATTTCAGCATCTCTCAGCACGGGAGTTGAATAAATCACAACAGAACCATTCTCTGCATTTCTATCATCTAATGCAGAGTCTACAGGTAATCCTAAAGTTAATGAATGCGGCTCATAATCGTTTATCGTGTAGCGACCAACAGGGCTATAAGCAATCTCTGCGATAAACTGCAACTGAGTGGTACTGCCATAGTCGGCTACAGTTAACAATGGGGTAGTTATGTCGTCACCTGACAACAGACTGTAGTTGGTGTATCCCGTGGGGGTAACAGATGCCAGATATGATATTAATCCACCCGGGGTGTATATGCCGAGCACATCACCCTCATCGAAAAACATGGTCGGTACGGTTTCACCTGTGAACTCATTCAATCCGGCTGTGACTGCCACATCAACGCTCTCAGCATAAACATATTCCTCGTTTGTACGTGTATAGCGTTTCAGTTTGAGAGTGCCAATTCCAAGCGAAAACACCGAAAACGTCTTTAATACGCCAGCCGGTAGCGGATGCCCTACCATCACATAGGTTCCTGCCCCTGCGTTAGACCCCGTGAGGGTCGATCTACCAACAGCATAAATTTTATCCCATGTATCGTATTGATAAATTCCTGATAACCTACCTGCTGCGGCGGCTGCAATAGCAGCATTTACCTCTAATAGTGCAGCATCTATCTCCACAAGGGCAGCATCAACAGCAGCCAAAGCAGCAGGCAACGCAGAGGACACATCCGCAATACTTGCCTTTAGTGCGGCTTCAATATCAGGTGTTGTGCGTATAGGATTAGCAGCATTGTAAACAGTTACTCCGCTTGGTAATGTCACAGTGATAGAATAGCTCCCATAGGCAATGGAGCCACCTTTTACTAAAACTATTTCCCTGTCAGTAACGATATAGCTCTGCGTTAAGATTTGAGCTGTTGTGATAACAATAGTCATACCCGCCACGTTTGCGGCTAATAGCGCATCAGAGAGAGTAGTTTTTATTCCATAAGTTCCGTTCGGTGTAAAATATAAAACAGACATGATTACTCCTTTTATTGTGCTCTGTAAGTAAAACTACCCCGTAATGTTACTGTTGCTCCGCTGGGTACATATGTCGTGCTTACTGCCGCTGGAGAAACGTTACTGCCGCTGCCTTGGAACTGGATGCGCGTGACATTTGGAGCAACGAGCGAGATAACATTGGTTTGACCTCCTGCCCCGAAATTTATCCCAGACCATTCCAGACTGCCAGTAGAGTAAAAATTAGCAGTACTCAGACTGGTAGCAGGTAGACCCGTTATGTATAATGACCCTGATGCCGTTGTATATGTTGGGGTTGCATTGACCCTGTAGTGTGCAGTAACCAGCTTAATACCATTGATGATTAGCTGCTCATAAAACCCGCTCTGTTGCGTGTAGGAAACAGACACGTCACCAGGGGTTGAGAACGTCAGTACCGGTGTCCACGTAGATTCAGACATCGTGCCATCGATATACGCTGTAGTAGCTAATTTTGTGCTGTTATCTCCAACCGACTGAGTCGTCGCAGATGTGCCGTTCGGCAGTGCGGGAGTGCCGGATAGATTAGAAGCCGTGCCGGTAGTGTCCTGGTTCCACGTCGGTGCCGTCCCAGCGTTGGAATAGTCTGTGTTCATCTTCCCAGCAAGTCTTCCGACCACGGCAGTAGTGTATGCGCCAAAAGTAGGCTGCCCGACTAAAGTTACCGCTTCCGCCGTGCCACTAAGGATTAAATACATACCAATTAGGACAAAGTGCTTTAACATAGCGTCTCCTACCGAATGTACCAGATATTATTATAGTACACAAAAGTTACGTGATCTCCATCTGTGTATAGTATATACGAAGCTAAACCCTTGATGGTTTTTCCTGCCGAGGGGAAAATAGTTAAAACATTAGCTGTATTATCTGTTTTATACACCGTAGGATTCTTTTGGTTTAGGCTAAGTGTATATGTACAGGAACTGTTCCCAGAGCAGTTAATAAAAGTTGGCGGATTTATATTAGCGGTGGCACTTGATATATGACCAAATTTACCATAATCACTCGTAATGTTACCAGTTACATTACCAGTGTGCGTACCATAACTACTACCGCTAATCGTAGTAAATCGAGCCGAGCGCCCAGTGAACTTAGAAGTCGCACTTCCCTTAAACTGATTCCCGCTAAATATGTCACTTACTATTGTACCGGCATTGACTGCGCAAACTGTAACTGAAAGCATAAGCAAGCAGGTGCAGATTAAACGTAACATACACAAACCCCCACGTTATTATTCTAGTTAAACTTATACCATTTACTAACACCATCGCTAACAAAAACTGCGGATTCGCCCTCAAGGGTGAGGGGATAGTTAGTACTATTATCAATCGTATCCGCGCCTTGGCGCCAGACAGTAACGGTATTGCTAAGATCAGCGTCCGACTTCTTCACCTTAACGCTAAAGCCCTCGAAGACTGTGTTAGCCAAGGGTAAGCTAATAGATATAGCATTACCGGTAGCGTCAGCAATAACAGCAGAATCGGCGTCGGTGATAGTGTACGAGGCCGCAGACACTAGCGTAAAAGACGTTGTAGCTCCAAAGGCTGTAATAGCCGCGGCTAATGTATTAACTTGCGCGCGTACCTCACGAATAAAACTAGCGAATTGCGAAATGAGCGTACTGTCTGTGGGCTGCGTTGCGTCCAATGGCATGGAGTAACTCCTTTTTAATACAATATTAGTGTTAAGCTATAACTAACTCTTCCCACGCGCCATTCCGCCTAACGTAGTACTTACCGTCGCTCGGAGCGTCCGTTATATAACCACTAGTGGGATCCTCAGGAGTACCGTGTGTGTGATCTCCGCGAGCATACTCCAGTGAAACTCCTGGGCTAGCGGACTGCCCGAAAGCCGTTTCATCTACAACCGTGGCGCTGGCCTTATACATACCGTTATTAGCGATTAACTGCCGTGGATCAGCAAGTAACGGGCTATCGGCATCTATTAGAAATGGCCCCTCAGATCCGATTATATATTCTATATAGGCCATAACGCATTACTCCGCTAGCAGGATAAATCTATTTTACCAGAAACCAAGTCTGCCATCGCCTGCTTCTCATCTTCTTCTTCCTTCTGCATCTTCTTCATAGCGACCATCGCGGCGTCCTTACGCTTGGTATCCTTCATAATAGCAACACATTCTACCATAGTACGTGCATCACACTCAGCTTCCCAACTACCGTTAGGGCTACAACAACAATCGCTACTCATAGTAAGACTCCTTAGTTATTAGGTGAAAATCGCACAATCAACTAAAGGGCAGGTTTGAAGTTATCTCCCCTACCCTTCATACTTGGGAAAACGATTGCTAGGAAGCAGCGCCAGAACCAAGACCATTCAACACAGCGTGGCATTTCTCAAGACCGAGCTCAAGGCCGCACTCAGTGAGGTACTCAGACTTCTCACCATCGAGATCATTCGCCTGACGATTCGGCTTATACTGAGTATCATCGACATAACGATAGGTGATCTTGTTAGTGTCGAGGATAGTCATCTCATTACGGGCTGAAGCATCCAGCGTGAACAGAGGGTGGTTTTTCAGCAGCAGGTTGCCGAAAGGTGACTTCAGTGTCTGCACATTAAAGCCGTAAGCCATTGTCTCCGGGGTGATAACAACACTCGTAGACCCCATGATCATCAGCATCTGCTGGATTGCGAGAATAACGCCAGAGCCGCAGAAGCCAATCTTCTCGGTGGAGCCGAAGCGGAATATCTCCTCCAGCCTCGACATCAACCAACGATAGGACTGTGCAGCCTCGGCTGCGGTGAGGCACCAGTTAGTGTTGCCAACGCCAGTAGCTGCTCGGTAGTCCCACACGTTAGTGGTGATAGCTCCACGTATACCGGCAGTGAAGCGCAGCGGTTGTCCGTTCGCGCCAGTCGTAACATACTTCGCACCGTTGTTGAAAAATGCCCGCTCCATCTCGATGCTGTGCAGTTCGAGGCATTCCTTCTTCGCCTGAGCGATGGCATCCCCAGTGCGAAGACGAGTCTTCTTAGCGGTACGAGTCGCCTCAAGGCTGTTGCGGAAAATCTGAGTGTAGTTACTGACCTCAGTAGGGTCGTAGGCTATCGAAGTCCCAGAGGTATCACCTTCAGGATGGGCTGTCCCACCAGCTACGCAAGCTGTGTACGCAGAGGAAGCCAACGAAGTGAAAGTACTGGAGATCAACTTACCAGTTACAAACGAACTGGCACCGTTCACAGTAGGCGCAGCATTGATGTACACCTGGAAACGGTTACTTGCGACTACACCGGACGCTGGTGCGCGTACTGTAACAACATGGCCGAGTTTGTAATTGGCTACATCTGCGGCACTCATCTTCAGCCAGACATCAGCCCCCTGGCTCTTCGAGGCAGCGCTCCAGGCTGTGGACAGGGCATCACTGTAAACACCGGTAATTGTAGCGTTCTGGTTCGGTAGTTCTTTTTCAAACCAGTGAAAGATTGGATCATCCGTACTCTGAGACTTCATCAACGCCAGGAGTGCCGTCAGAGGCGCTGCTCCATTCGGGTAGAGAAGGAGCATCGACTCCCTCCAGTTCTCGGGGCGTCTTGCCAGAGTACCATCAGCGGAAAAACTTGTTGTACCTCTTAAACCTGTAACAGCCATTTGGATCTCCTTTTTTACTGCGTAAGTGGGTTAGTGTTAAACTCGGAACATTGCGTCCAAGTCTGGATCGAACGCTTCTTTATGTGCGACGTTTCCGTTAGCACGTCCGTTGTTGCTCTTTGTAGATGCAAATGCAGGAGGTAAAGGTTTACCTGCAGGAACTGCACCGGTCTGCACTTCTGCAGTTGGTTGCTTCAGCCCTAGCCTTTGTCGGCACTGGTTTGCGGTACTCTCAAAGATCTCACGGTACGTCTTCTGGGGGTTAGCTTTCTCTTCTGCGTCCATCGTCAGTCTTACGACATCCGCAAAAGGTTTCAGATCATTGTGCATCTCGTAGAAGGTAGTAACAAGTTTGTTAACCTGCACAGCCTTCGTGACCTCTCCCTTAATCAGCTCAGGGAGAGCTTGGAAAAGATTCTCAACCAAGGTTTGGTTTGATCTTTTGTAGGCCGCGTTAAGAAGCTCAGGCTTATCAATAACCTGATCGAGTTCATCCACACTCAGCAGCTCCCCGGTAAGGAGCGCTTGCAAGGCAGCGATTGGGTTTGCCGGAGACTGAGCCGGTTGTGTTACTGGCGCTACGGTGGTAACAGTCTCCGGCGCTGCTACAGCCTGTGCGGTTGGAAAGCTAACCTGTGCGGTGCCGGTTAGGCCTTGCTGCGCGAGTAAGCCAGACATCCTTACAATCTCAGCCCGGAGTTGATCCTCAACACTTACCGTAGGCTCTGCTGTGGTGGCTACTGGTGCTGTAGCTGCAGCGGCTACAGTAGGAGTAGTTTCCACCACGGGAGTCGTCTCGTCTCTTGGAGGAGTAACCTCCGTAGTCAAAGTAACCTCTGGGTCTATTACCTCCGTGTGTGTTTCTTCCGGCGCAACCGTATCCGGCATAACCGCGTGGCTGAGCGTATCAAACATCGAGTTTATATCATCTACTACACTGATTTCATCTGCCATAACTATTCTCCTTGATCATTATTAGTTTTATTCTGGTTTTGCTGACTAAGACGTAAGTCAGTCATGATTGCTTTTGGTAGTGTTAAAACATACTCCAACTCATTAAGGCGCGCTCTAATGTTATCGTCACTCCAGAGCTCATCACCGTACCTCAAGTTCCCCATCAGCACGGCATCTCTCAGCTTAAGCTCATCTTCAATAACCCTCCAACAAGGATTCTGCTGAAACTCTTCCCATGAGGCAACACTAGTCCCCTCCGCGTTAAGCCCCTGCACCTCCCATCGCGAGAGCTTCAGTAACAGGGACAACATTACCTTGACGAGCTTGTTCGGCAACATCTTGCGTAGGCATAGTAGTAAAATTCGGACCACCTCCAGTTTGGCGTACAAAGTCATTCACGTTCTTTGCCCCATGCATCCGCGCCATCTGCATGAAGATCCTAACTACATCGAACTTCTGCGCGAGCTCGGGATTTGCGCTAATAGCTTGGAAACTCTTCGTCCAGAAGTCGCTGGTGTTGGCGTCTGCCGTAGGGGTCTGCGAGTCCTTAAACTCAATATCGTAGTCAGCAATTATGCTAAAAGGATCTGCTTTTACGTTGCTCCCGTAGGTCATTCCAGCCTTACCAAACTCCTCCACTAGCGTCTGTGGCCAATCCCCAACCGCCTTAACGTAAGTTTCCTGGCTCATGAATTGCTGAGTATGTGAAGCATACATATACCCGAGGTCTTGCATATACTGCTTGATCGTGAGAAAGCCAATCTTATCAACCCGACTGACTGCACTATTGAAAGTACCTGTAAACTCCGCAGCAGTTACACGCTCACCAGAGTTCCTCTGTTTCCCTTGCATAGGGTCACTAGCGCCTGTAGTGCGCCCCATCATATCCATGATCGCCGAGGCATCTACCATATTTGCTCTAGTGATGTCGTTAACCTGCAACTGCTTAACCGCCCCTTCCACACCTTTACCCCAAGCACTCCGCCTCATGCGTATCAATTTGCCTGGCTCAGGGTTCTGCAGATCCTCCATGTTGATAAGTGAAGGATCAACAATCAGCATATCATTGATGGCCTTCCTGACGTTGGTAACGTGACTGTTAAACATCCAGTTAAGTGTCGTCTGTAGGCCTGAGACCATCTCCAGCCTTGAGACCGGCGTAATCGAGTACCCATCATAGTCAGGTGCAATAGTAAGTACCGGAAACATATTATGGTTAAGGCCTAACGGAAGTGCCCTAACCACTAGGTTATCATTCGCCAGCGTGAAAAGCCACTTCTCAGGATACTCCCCGTTCTCGTTAGATGGGTCAGCACTCTTCAATCCCCAATCTTTTGGGATAACAGTTGCGTACATGTTGGTTAGGCATATCTGACTCGTAGTGTTGTTTAAGTCCGTGTTACCTTTGTTATCCATCCGGCTGGAATTGTCAGTTCCATACTTAGAAATCTTCCCGTTAAAAGGGGCGTCCTTCAAGTACTTGACGTTAAAGTAAACCTCACCACCCTGCTCGTCCGTGAGAAGCTTATTCAGTGAGACAAACTCAATCCAACCTACAGCATCCATTCCCTGAACATTGTGGATAGAAGTGTTGGGGTCCGGCAAGAAACGGTAAGGATCAATCGTAACTATCTCGTTACCCTCAAACAGTAGTGCATCCTCATTACTCTTGATCTTGTTCGAACCTAGGAGGGCGCCGAATGCACTGTAGTTTGGTTGCTCTCTTACGACTGGCTTCTTCCCATACTTACGACTCCACACAACAGTGGCAGCGCCGAACCCGTAAGATAGGCCATCTCTCCAGTTAGTGTGGATATCCAGCACAGCCTTATAACGACGTGCTTGTTGGTTGCAAACCAACTCGAGTAGCTTCGCCCCGATGGCGTCCTGAGGTGCGTTACCGTCAAAGAAGAAGAGTTGATCCGTCAGGTACTGCCGAACCAAGTAGGCGAGCATAGTCTCAAGTATGGAGTAAGAGTACGGCACTACAATCGAAACCGGCTTAGTGCTATTCTTCTGCTTAACTAACTTCTCTGCCTCCGACGTAGGGATATAGCACTTCAGGGTGTCATCAATCCCCCTCCAAGTAGAATGCCTCCGAGACATAACAGCCCAACTTGCATCTGCGAGTCGCCCAACCTCCTGCACGATTTTCTGGTGCAACTTAGAGTTCGGCTTAAGGTCCATACCCAGCGGGTACGAGTCGGAGTAACCCCGATCACCTACTGTAAAACTCTGTGTAGTTGCTCCCTGTATAACTGAGGGCATCGTAAACTCCCGTACTAAACGTGCGATTTTTGCATATTAACTAGAGACGCTAAGCACTACTTAACGTCGAATCTCATATCTACAGAAGCTCCGGTAAAGAGCGCCCGTTCCCCATTATCATACTCTGTATGGCCTACAGAAGTCTTAACATTATACCCAGTTAAAGTTCCGCAAGCACTTAGGAGCATAGCCACACCTAAGACAAGTAGCAGTTTCATCCTTGTAAAATCTCCCTACTATTTAGTATCTTTCGCCCAGCGATAACCCAGTACTTCATAGGAAGTGAGGCCAAAACTGCTAACCTTCACAGAGTCAGACTGATTACCGCCGAGCAGGAAAATCCTCCCGCCTTCCAGCTTCTGAAAGAACGCTACATGGTTACCGCTACTTGAACCGGTTTCCTTATCAGCGCCTTTAATCTTCTGCCTTAGCACAACCACGCAACCTTCGCGTGGCTCCTCAAGAGCAACACCCCACTTAAGCCAGCTAATAGCCGCCGCGCTATTCGTTCCAAGCACGCCTGCCCGCTTAACACACCAGTTCACAAAAGCTGAACACCACGGCACTTCGTCTTCCTTAGCGCAGAGTGTAGTCGTGGCGTGGCATTCCAGGATGAAGGCGTTCTCACCACCTTTAACCTCATGTTGCCCTATCTTTTCCTTCGCAAGTTCATACCATCTCGGCAGTGCCATAACCTACTCCTTATTCACTTAGTTTAGCGCCATCGATGCGATTCTTAGGGGCAGCGGCCGTGTCCTTTACTCTCGTGTGAATATACGTCTTATGCTCCCCAAGCAACTCATGAAACTTATCCGAGAGATCATTATGCTTCTCATAGAGATCCTTAATAGCCTCTATGTGCTGCTTCGCGCTCTCGTTGATGTTGTTAACAGCTTCCACTAGCTTCGGTAGAATCTCTTGATGCTTCTCCACCTTATCCACAACCCGCACCGCTATGAAGATAACCGCACCTAGGTTACACGCAATCGCTACTATAGAGTCAGTCGACATAGCCATTAGCAAGTCTCCCAGTTTTTGAATTGCCCTTCTTGTTTATCCTCGAGGAGCAGCTGTGCGTACTCCGCTTCCTCTGTCCAATCAACACCCTTCTCCAGCTCTATAACAGGCCGACTGAACACTCTGTTGCCGAGATCGAACATCTTGATCATATGACTCTCTACGTCCATAGCATCCCAGTACTTTGATCGGGGAAAACCTAGGAGCTGCGTCTCTAGTGGGCCCTTAACATGGTCAGCGGAGTTGTGATAAATATTTCCCATGCGATAGAAAGGAGCAAGTCCTCGGATTCTGTCCTCTTTATCACCTGTGGCTTTGATCTCAACGAGTTCGTAGAACCGCTTCCGCTTGGTGGTGATGTACTGCTGGAAAGGGAACATAATGTAGTCTTCAATACCAGTTACCTCAACTCCAATTACGTTAGTCCCTAGCGTGTCAGCCATATCGCAGGCTTTCTCGAAGAGGTCATCCACCACCAGCTTCTCATTAACGAGATCCCTTATGTAGATCTTCGCGAGTTTCGCATTGAAGGTAATGCCCATGATGGCGGCTTTCGCACCGTCGCCCTTCTTCTTCTTACATGGATCAATCAGCACTACGGTCTCGCAACCTTGTAGTTCGTCTTTTATAACTGGATCACTCTCACTATAGTACTTGAAGAAAGAGTCTTGAAAGGTCGCATTCTCAGTTGCGATAACAATATTCCTGAACTCCATGAAGAAGACGTCGAGTTGGCCACGAGCTTTGTAAGCTGCTGCCCTAGCTCTGATAGCCGCCGTACTGAGGAACTCCGGCCACCTACTCTCATAGAGATCATTACAAGCTTCGAGCCGGAGGTTATAGAACTTTTCCCGAGTCTCCAGAATGTGTTTCGCGGCATCGTCTAACCCAAACTCATCTACGTTGATTGACTCTCTCTCCTCGATGAGATTGGCGAGCAGTGAATCTTGATGAACAATGGTGCCAATAAGGATAAGACGCGAAGTGCTAAGCTCAGAGTTATCCATCGCACCCATAAGGTCAGAGAAAAACCACTCCTTAAGAGCTGCTCTAATCTTCTCATTCTTACTTTCGTCCTTATCCTCAAGATCATCGACAATGAACAGGTCAGGGCGGAACTCTCTCCACTTAAGTCCTCGCACCTGGGAACCAGCACCCCTAGCTTGGATAAAGCAGAAAGGGCCATTCTCGTCACTAAGCTCGATTTCACCAGTTTCCTCCGCCCACTTCACCCCCTTAAGGTTCCCGAACAGTTCCTTTATAAGGGGGTTATACTGGAGTTCTTGTGCTAGAATCTTAACTTTCTTAGCTGCCTCACTTACGCTACTGGATACGTACACGATGTAGTGGACGTGGCGAAAGAGCGCTAGGCGCGCTGGGTACCCGAGGCCGATGATGGTGGTCTTGCCGAATCCTCGAGGAGCCGCCAGACACACCAGACGATGCTCGGGGTTATCAAGGAACGAGAAGATATCAAAGTGAATCGGACAGAATGGCCTACTAATGTGGTGGTTGAAGAGCGTTGAGAGCGTATGCGCAGTGCTGTCAATGCACGGCAAGATCAGTTCATCTATTTCCTCTGGACGAAAGTGCACTACCTAGAACTGCCCAGACTGCGGCCGCCCAGTAAAGAAGCCTAAAATGGCAACGACTGCGGCCAGCACTAACTGCGCGATACCTTGGTTATTGAGCGAGGCGCCTTGAGATGCCTCCATAACAGGCTGAGCTGCGGTGGCAACTGCACCTAGCACACCCGCTATAGTTGTAACTACATCCTTATTAACTGACATGTGAGTCTCCCTTTAGTTTCCCTGCGTTGAGTAACCAGCAAAAACGCCCATAGCCGCGACGCGTTCCCGTATCTCCGTGAGTGCCGCTGCGTTCTTTGTAGCCTGCTGGCCATAACCGAGCGTTGCATCAGCGGGGGTAGGGAGTGGCTTACTCCACGTCATCGTCCCTGCGTAGGCGAACGTAATAGCAGCCAGTAAAATCAATGATGTAGCAACCAATACCATCTTAAGATGTTCCATCTTAGTTCTCCTTTTCGCCGGTATTCCTACAAATTCGGTGCCTTGCCACACAGGCCGGCTTGCCTATGCTTACGAGGCGTGAGTTACTTAGTTCTTAACTGCCGCGAACCTAGGCTATCTACCTCGTAGTGGTAGTCAAAAGAAATTGCCAACGCGTCTGCGGCATAGGTATCACTATCTGTGGAACTGGCTACTCTAGTTAGCTTGAACACTACCAAAGAAGAAAGTGCGACATTTAACTCCAATAAACCAAAATCAGTTACTAAACTACGTGCAGCTGTGTTGTTATCAATAGTCGTGTCGATTGGTACAGATACATCCAATCCAACTTGCACATACGGACCAAAGTCTCCGCCGCGCGGCGCGCTCTTAGCCTCCAATCGCCAAGTTACATTCCCGACCGCGTTAGAGGTTTTGCGCCAATGTATATGAGGATTAAGATTACGCACTCCCTGTGTCGCGTCATGATTTATCTGGCAAACTATAACTGCTACATTATCTATCGAACCTCCGGCAAACAACCATCCCTCGCCTGCCGGGTCTATCGTAGGTGCTTGCGCAAGCCCGACTGGGTTAATCCCAGCTAGGATATTCACATCATCCTTAAAGTAGGTTCTATCCAGGTAAGTACGTAACTCCACAAGAACTAGCCGTAGCATCTCGGCTTGGATGTTCTGCTCGGAGGCCGTATATACAGTTGGTATTGCGTATTGCCATTCCATATAGATACTCCAGCACTTAACTAGGCGTAAGACGCCTCTATAACTGGTATGTGCGTGAGACTCTTGAGCTTGTCTTCCCGAAGCGCCTTCAGCTCCTCTATCCGACTTGATGTGAGGTGGTGAGTAACTTCCTGCCGAACTGTGCTTACCTTCCCGTGGCCCTCACGGTCGAGCAAATCCATAGCGGCCTTGGCTTGCAGGGAGATGTGCGCCGGAGTTGTACCGTCCACGATATTCACTAGTAACTGTGCTCCGCTTTCTGCCCCCTTCTTAATAAGGGCATTGATGTCAACTGCGCGTTCCTCGCGACGAGTGCATAGGGAGGCCAGATACTGCTTGAAGACTGGGGAGTTACAGATGATCGACATCCTGCCTGGGGTCATATCGTAGTCGCGGGCGATGTCGATCTGCCTGTGGCCGGCGATCAGCCTGCGCGCGATCTCTTTCTGCCTCTCCCATAGATGGGTAATCGGCTGCTTTGGGACAGACCTTGTAGGGTGACGCATGGTTGCTTCTCCAGTTGGGTGCGGCGCATTCAAACTATGATACATAATGGCATACCCTAAGAGAAATGTCAATAGGTTTGTTGGGGATAGTACAAGAGAAAGTGAGATTGCACAATTAGTGCCTCAGTGCGACGATAATACACCTGTAGGCGGTAGGGATGCAAACTACGAGACTACCGTTATAGTTGTCGTGCGAAACTTGCACAATCTAACTATAAGACCCGCGCCACAGAGGGTAATTGTGGGATTACTAATCTTTGCAAAAAAGCTCGAGATCGTTGTCTGGCCGTCCGCCCGCCGTGGTTCCCCGTGCCTAGGGGGGTCTTCGGCCATTTGAGGCGTCAGCGCCGCTTGGCATGTGCCGTGCAACATATAAGGTATGACAACGGGCACCACCATCACAATGGTGTGAGCCATCCGTCCACCGCCAAAGTTCTTTGATAACCGTAGCTCCCAGCCCGCAACAAGACCGGTTCGCCACCATCGTATGGAGCGTGTTATTCGGGGCGGCTCATGGGGGTAAACATCGGATATACATTTGAATATGCCGCCATGTTTAAAGGAGACTTTACACATGAAGACAATTTCAAAACAAGATATCGTTTTACTCGCCGAATTAGAAAACGAATACAATGCAATTTTCGACCGCGCCGTATATGATAATGAAATGTATTTGAAGTGGGTACAGAAATATAACACGCTCTTGTTGCGTTATGAGTTACCGCTCGACACCACATTCGACGAATTTTCCGCACTTATGACTAAATAAACCATAATATGGCGGTATACTCAAGTGTATATCCGAATGACGCTAATCGGTGGGATTGCGCGAGCCGGTTAGCGCCAGGGGATGTCAAGTCCCGCAATAGACCTCTCTCCTTTACGGTAGTTATTCCAACAACCAATAAGGAGGCAGGACCATGGAACTTACAACAATAGAAGTGACGTTTGCGAAAAGGACAGAAGCACAAGTACAGGCGAAAATGGCAACCAGCCACGCCGATGTGCCGAAGGTGACGGCGACCCTCGACTTCAGCGAGCTCTCTGAGCTTGAGGTGCTACAATGGGCTCAACGAGGGGTTATAATCAGTATGCAGAGTAAGCTCGACAGCGGTACGATTACGCTAGCCAGCCTGTCCGGTAAGGTTATCAAAGTGCCAAAGCCGGGGGATAGGAAGCGCCTGTCCGACACGGACAAGATCAAGAAGATGGTTGCAACGATACTGGGCGTCGATGTGAAGGATATAACGCCGGAGCAACTGGCCGCAGTGCTGGGGAAGGCAATGGGCGGTGCTACGCCCGACAACGGCGAAGAGTAACACAGAACCACGAGGCCACGAGTGGAGAGAGGTCGATTGAGGGACTTGACGACGGACGTTCAATAGGTTGGTAGAGGTTCGGTCTACACGAAAGGAGGCCGGACTATGGCAAAGGAAATAGTAACATTCACAGTAAGCATTGAAGTAGATACAGAAGAAGAGAATAGTGGTGCTAGTTGGTATGAGATGTTCCTTTCGGAATTAGAATATCAGATGGCGGAGAAAGGTTACGCCATACACGATACTTATTACGATGTAGAAGAAAACTAACCAAACCAGACCGAGCCTGTATCAACCTATTGAGCAGCGACGAACGGCTCGTGCCGGAACGGCGGAGTATGCGTTACACTTTCGGCACTGACGACCGCAAGGTCGCCACTAACCATGCGAAGATTGCACAATACACTAACGGCACTACGTGCCGACTAACGGAAGGAGTACCAGAGTATGATAATACGTTTCGTAGTAGAGATAGAACTCCCTGATGACGATGAGCTCCAGCAGGAGGGTTTGCTGGCTGTCCTCAGTGCGATGGAAAACGAAGCCGCTAAGGCAAATCTTGACCTGTACGACTCCCGCATCGAAGATGCAGATGGAGATGTGCTAGCGTGGGAGGTATCGCTAGGTTAAGTAGGTGCCACAGGCACTATGCGAAGCGTAGGTGTAGGACACGTAGGCGTAGGACGTCTGTACCCCGCCATATGTTTCGTGTATGCCAAACGGCCTACGCTACCGTAGTACCTACACGTCAACCAGTAGGTGTAGTCTCTCCTATAGTGCTATACTCTTGTTCTTACTTTAAATATTTTTTTTTTTAGAATAATAGAGAGGCTCCAACTATAGGACACTGCACCACAGTGGGGAGGTGTAGGACATACATGGATACATGGAACCTATGCCAGGGTACACAATTCCTACGCCTACACTTCCTACGCCTACATCACATAGGTTGCCGCTGAGCGGACTTGCCTTACTGCGGCAAACAACAGATTGAAATAAATGTTGACATCCATCGACGGACGTGATATGTTACACACGTAATAGAAATCAATCCCGGCGATGCAGGCCGCAAAAAGGAAAGGACGCTAGGCATGGCAATCACAACAGAGCAAATGCAACTACTTAAGGCGAGAGGTTTCTTACGGCCTCCAGCAAGGGAACGCCCACTCTCCAACAGCGAAGTGCAGAGAAGAGAACTTATCAAGAGGTATAATCAGCTACTCCTTTCAGCGGAACAACTCGAAGAGGCAATAACACCCCTCTTCCGGCGAGGCACGCACAAACTTAACACATCGAAAGTAACTACTCCAAGGGACGTACAGAAGTACCTAGCAAAACGTAGCGCGAGGTACCGTTCTTACTTAGCGACTCGACTAAACTATGCCGGAGTGGATGATTTGTTGAAACCGCCGAAACTATCCCCTTGGCACCTACGCGAAAAGCAGCGGCATCACCTTGTTTCAGTTTGTCTCAGCAAACAAGCAACCGTAGCACAGATACAGAAAATGCTCCTTAAATTTGGGTTGTTTACACATGAGCAACAAGAAGAGCTGCTAGGTTGGTTGGATCAGTACTATCACCATGTAATTGACCTTGAGCACCTTAAAGTATCTGCAACCCGTGACTTGGTTTCACTAGACGACCTAGCACTTGTAAAGCAACAGATGCACCTCCGCAAGTAACCGGCCAGCTTGCTGGCGAGGACTCGCAACGCCACTATAAAGGAGAATATTAAAATGGCAGAAATTAATATCAATACTAGGTGTAAGAACTGCGGAGAGTGCCACGGTGAACATAATGCACTCTCGGATGGTTATGGTAAGTACAATGCTTGCCCTACCACTGAAATACCAAAAACATGGCGTGAAGACTCTACATTTGAAGCGATTGAAGACTAACCATCGAGCACAGCGAGACACTCCGCCCTTCGGGCGACGAAAGGAACGCTAACAATGGACCTCAAAGTAAGAATACACTATCTCCGCCTGCACTTTAACACCACAAAGTCTTACGACACTCTCGCACAGTTTGTGCGACTACAACTACAACGCGCGGCACAGCCGCAAAGAAAGGACACTACGCAATGTCAACCCTAGACGAACAACTCACTGCACTCCTCAGCAACGGTAGTAAGGAACTCCTCGCAGCCCTCGCCAAAATGAGCGGGGTTAGCGCCGCCGAAAGCAAATCGCATACTCCCCGCAACGGTGTGAAGGAGCGTCGTGCTCTGGAGGAGCATCCTCCTTACATCAACGCCACAACGGTTTGCTGCGCGCTCTGCGGCAGCGTTAGTACAACCCACATAGTTATGACGTACAAACCAGACCTCCAAGGCTTTACGACAGGCTACAGCGTGCTACCTTGTGAGGAGGCGCCGCCTTACCCAACCCGCAAACTCCACATCCGTGCCGACAGTTGTGCGTCTTGCACCTCAGTGCTGGAGAGTCTCCCGAAGGAGTACCTCGTCAAGATGCTCATCACCCGCGCCAACAAGCTCTCCGCTGCGCTAGAGTTTAACGCCCTTGAGACGTTAGCGCGACGCGCAACTTCCTTAGATTAGCCACCGAGTCGAAGCGAGCTATCTGCACAACGGCACGAACAGTAACCATGCAAGTTTTGCATAACACACTACTGAAAGGAGAACGAAGAATGAACCCACGACTACAGGACTATGCCCGTGAACAGTTAAAAGAAGGTCTCACCCAACTACCGGATACTTGGCACCGTACTTTTAAACTCATGTACGGCAGGGATAACGGGAAGCATAGCGTTGAGGACGCCATCGCACTTGAAATCAACGACGTAGTAGATATAATGCCGGAAGATAAGCTAGATTGGGCTATGCAACAAGTTGAAAACAGCCTTGCTAAGTTGGCTAAGACAAACTAAACAAACCGGCCTCGTAGAGGCACACCACAAAAGGAGACTTACAATGATTACCTTAACACCGGAGGAGTTCACAGAACTGCAGAGCGAGGGCGGCGGGATTTGCTTCGCTTGCCAAGAACGTACCTACGGCATTGAGCCAGATGCCCGACGCTATCGCTGCCCGGAATGCAACGAAGAGCAACTCTACGGCATAGATGAACTCCTCCTAATGGGGGAGTTGGATATTGAGTTTGAGGACTAACTAAAAACGAGCGCAGCGAGCGGGATTCGCCGCCTTGCAGCTCAAGCGGAGAACATTAACTATGATTCAAGTAATGATATTCATTGAGAAGAACCTAGAGCAGCCTGGCTGTTACTTTACGCTTCCACTGTGCTGGATAGACGACGGACTGCATAGAGTACACCCAATAGCAATATCCCGCGTTGAGTGGGAAAATCAAGGAGGTGAGTAGTGCTAACTGAAACCGACAAAAGCCGACGCAGGCACGCTACTCCTCCCCGCCGTGATAGTTCTGATTGGCTATCTACCCAGCCGACGGCACCGTAACCACTAACCATGCGTTTATCGCATATTAACTAAGAAAAAGGAGACCTAGCTATGAAACCAACACCAGGAACTAAAGTAACAATCCGCAGTTGGGAGGATATGGAGGCACAGTATGGGCTAGACAAAGATGGAGACATCCGCGACACTGAGTGCGACGGGCTTGCCTTTGTGCGCCGCATGAGGAAGTTCTGCGGCACTACGCAGGAGGTTGCAGCCTATAACGATCCGGCATGGCCTAATGAGTTCGAGGTAAAAGACGGCGGAATTTGGCGCTTCCACGCTAACCACACCGAGGAGTTTAAGGCACTGCCCGAGGAGGCCTCCAGTGAAGAGTAACTCCCGAGACACCTTCACACGACGACTACGCGCTATAGCAGAGAGCTTCACAGAGCGCTCCCTACCGGAGGACCTCGCCCTCTCCATAACCCTCTGTTACGCATCTACCTTCCCCGCAATCCAGCGCCAAGCCGCTGCCGATAAGGTGATGCTCTTCTACTACGCAGGAGGCTCTACATGTATTTAGGGTTAGGCATCTTCGGTACAATACTAATGCTAGCGGTAATACTATGCGCAATCTTAATAAGGAGACCTTAAGAAATGAAAACCTATAAACTCCCAGACGGTTCCCGCGTCTATGCGATCGGCTACTCAATAGCCGACTACCTGTGCTTTATTATCGTACTAACCCTATTCGCCTTAGGCCTTGCGGGGATGTTCGGCTGGGTTACACTGCTCGCAGTACTGTTTGACTAGAAAGGAGGAACTAGCATGAAAGGCAAAGTACTAAGTGTTCGGGTGAGCACTATAAACATCGCCAGCGCACGGGAGCTATGTACCCTGACCGGTATCCACACCGCTAACATGAGCACGGCAGTAGGGAAGGCACTAGCCCTTCTCCTGGAGAACCTCCGCGCTAACGGTACTCTCGCGGCGCACACCCCCGAAAGCGCTAGCGCATACCTACGAGAGACGCTCGGGCAGGCCGCTCTCGTAGGTAGTGACTTCGACCTTACGGTTACACCGTCGAGGGCAAGTCCCGGCGAACGAACTCGAGTCCCGCAGGGCGAGCTACCTGCAGGAACTCCAAAGAACTTAGCTCAACAGTACTTTCAAGAATTACCTAAGGGATTGCAGCTTTCACCAGTTCCGGAATATGGAACTGAACAGATTCTCATCGACAGTGCGGTTACGTCGGAGGACTACGCGAAGAGCGTGGACGCCCTAAGCGACTACCAAACTTTCGATGAGTCCATCGTAGCCGACATCCGTCTCCAGCAAGAGCTAGAGAGTGAGGAGCTCCTCTCGGCACTCCTTGTAACCTCACACAGGAGGGACGACCACGAGGTAGAGCTGATAGACCCGGCGAGTATGATTAAGGAGACAAAGAAGGAAGGAGGTGAGTAACCTATGAACGACGAAGATAAACTCATGTGGATGTTCACTGAGGTTCACGGAAATATAACTGGCGCCTGCTATACCGAGATAGTTTTGGACGATGAGGAAAATCCGATAGCCGTAGAGGTACGAAAAAACGGAAATCTCTGCTGGAGTGCTGCCAAAGTAGATTTAATGTTTGACTATCTCACTAGGCACCTAACCGCTGAAACCAAAAGAGGAGGAACCGACGCCGAAAGGCTAACGAAAAAAGTTTCGCCAGGTTAAAATAATTGTTGACATCTGCCTCTGCGTGTGTTATGTATAAACACGATGAACGGCGGAATTTAAAAAGTTTGAAAAGTGCTCGCAGACGCGAGGAAACGGACTTCTCTTAGAGAAGACGCAAAGAGGGTGACGACCGAACCGTCCAACGAGATAAGGAGTTACAAAATGGCAAACGAAACTGAAACGGCAGCAAAGATTGGCGGCGTAAAAACTATTGAGGTTGCCGCACCTAAGACCGCAACTGGCACAGATGAGAAGGGTGCAAAGACCGGCTACCGCAAAATGACCGTCGAGTTCAACTTCGGCGACAGCCTCCAGGAAGCAATCGATGAGTTCGGTGAGGATGTAGTGTTCGCTGGCTTCGTCTCCTCGGCAACAATCGACCTGCAGAACTTCATCCGCACGAAACTTGAGGAGCGCGTCAAGGTTGACGGTGCTGACGGTAAGAAGGTGGAGACCCCAGACGCTGCAAACAGTGACGCCGATATCGCCACCGCATTCGCAGACTGGAAGCCAGGTATCAAGAGCCGCGAGAGAGTAAGCCCTATGGACAAGATCAAGAAAGCCCTCGGCGCTCTCTCTGAAGACCAGAAAGCCGCCCTGATCGCAAGCCTTACGGCTTAGTACTAACGAATTGCCTTGTGCAGGCTAGATAGGAAGTCTAAGGGTGCTGTAGCTTTGCTAGCAAGCCATACCTGGGCGGGAACAAACGATGCTATCGGCATAAGGCAATTGCCCTGTTAATTCACTTAGCCAATAAGAACTGGGAGGCGACTCATTGACACTAAATAGTCGGTAGTTATCTCAATGAGCAGGATGGCAATCTGCACAGGGTACAACAAAAAGGTGGGACGTAAAACTCCCACCTTTTCTTACGCCGTTATGTTGTGTATTTCCCCACAATGAGCCACAAGAGCAGTACTAACTGCACCGCTAGGCGCTAAATAATCCAATAAGGAGAAGGAGAACGGTTATGGTTAAGGAGATAAATCAAATACTGAAAGAGTTGAAGAAACACTGCCCCGAGGGTAGTGGCTTCTCGGCCAGCGCGGAGCTTGCAACTTGGGCAGACGCTCAAGTCAGGTACACTGCACATGTGTTGTTTCCGGACGGCAGCCCTTTTAAGAATATCTGTGAGATATCTATGGAAGATCACAGTGCCTTGATTACTAAAATGCTGAATGAGTACGATCGCCAGAAGGAGGCCACACATGGCAAAGGGGAATAAGTTAGTATTCCTGTATCCGCTAGAAATACACGGAATCAAGCCAGGCAAAAAGTACCGTATGTACTGTAAGTGTAACACAAAGGGGCACGCTGGAATTGACTATGAAGCAGGAAAGTATGTATACGCGCAGTGTAGTAGAGACGATGCGTGTCCCATCTGCGGCGCCAGTTACTTCACATTCGTTGAGAAAGGAGGGGCTAAAGCTAATGAGTGCAATCTTCGTACCAAACAAGGGTAGCCATGACTACGGCGATGCAAGCCGCTACGGCACTGTGCAGTACATCACTAAAGGAGAACAAAATAGATATGCGATCGGCACTATGGTGCGGAACTGGGCGAAGGCTATCCGGCTCTCTTCACCTGACGACTACATTCTCCTCAGCAGCCTCACGAACCTCTGCTGCATAGGTTGTGCTCTCTTTGCGATGAAGCATCGCCGTCTGAACCTCCTGCTCTTCCGGAACGATAAGTACATAGAGAGGAAGCTCGACCTCCGCACTGTCCTTGAGGAGGAAGACGATGGGCAAGCCTAGATCTGCCCCAGTCCTCAACACTGGTACTTGTGGTTGGTGCGGGGAGCCACTAGTCCAGAGGACTGATGAACCCTACCATAACTATCGGAAACGCCGCACCTGTAACAAAGAACACGCAGCGCTCCTGCGGGAGTCTACGGCTAAAGCAACACGCATCTTAACACCTACAGTTGAGGCTCGCTATCACGTTAAGAAGATTGAGAAGGGAACCGCAGAGTTTGCGGCACTTACCGCACTTTACACTAAATAATCTAAGGAGTAAATCATGGAAATACCAGTGCAATATAGTAGTTGGGTCGAGGAAATACTTACCAATGAACTTCACGCAACTCAAACAAAACGACTCATGGCTGTGATTCTTGGCTTAGTGCCTTTTAAAGATGGGAATAGCTGGTGTGTTCTTTACGGAGAAAATCTCCAAGTTGGTATCGCTGGATTCGGTGATACTCCGTATAAGGCCATGCAGGCATTTGAGGACGAGTTTCATAAGGCATAACGAAAATATAACTTTACACTAAACAATAAGGAGCAACGCCGATGCAACCTGAGGAGTGTAACTTAAGAATGCAAGAGAGGAACAACGAAGCAATCGTTGCCCTTCACCCACACAAGGCTCTTCTTTCCCAGATCAAACCAAGGTTTATGGTTATTCGGAAGGGGTGGGGACGGTTCAAGCGTATTGCGGAGTCTTTCGACTAAACCATGCGATAATTGCATATTAACTAGATAAGGAGATATTGAGATGAGTACAATAAATGCAGGGGATATGCTCAATAAGCCTGCTACGATCAAAAGCAACATCGGCATCGTCACCGCCAGTGGCTACCACTTCTACGACAACTCCACCCTCAACGACTTTAGGGTTTGTTTCCGACGGGGTTACTTTTCCAAGTTACGTGACTTCGAGCCGATTGATCCAGTTAAACGGCGCGGACTCGAGTTCGGAACCTGCTGGCACGCTGCGATGGACGTAGTTTGGGGAAGGGCTAAGGAGCTAAGTGATGAGGCTCTCCTCAAGGCCGCCCACGAGAACTTTATGATCGCATGGAACAAGAGTCCGATATCGCAGGCAGATGATTTCGATCTTTATCCTCGTACTCCAGGACGTGCAGCCGAGATGCTCGTGGAGTACATCTCCCGTTTCGCTGAAGACATCCGGCGCAAGACTGTAATCGCAATCGAGTCGCCTTTTATCGTCCCACTGACCGACGCCGACGAAAAACTGATGTACATCGGTAAGCTGGATAAAGTAATCCGAGACGCGGACGGGGTACGGTTCTGGGATCACAAGAGCGCAGCGTCTTTCAGTAATGCTTGGGTTGATAGTTTCAGTCCCAATAGCCAGTTCGACGGCTACTCCCACGCTGGCCACATGACGTACGGCGACGAGTTCCAAGGTTGTATGATAGACGGAGCGCTCGTGCAGAAGGCTAAGGTAGACTTCAAGCGCATACCAGTTAGCAGGATAGCCGCGCAACTTGATGCTTGGCTCTATGAGACACTCTACCTAATCCAGGAGATCCAATACCATGAAAACCTCCTTGCTGAGTATCGTGCTGCTGGGAGTCGCGATACATGTCTGCGGTGCTTCCCCAAAAACACCAGCCGTTGCACTGAGTACTACGGAACCTGTCCGTACCTTGAACTTTGTAAGTTCCAAGACAACCCAGACCTTTACCCCATCCAAGAGCTGGTATATCATGAGCACAAGTGGACTCCTTTTAATATCGACGAGACGGCAACAGGTGAGTTTAAGGTCGAGGTTGTGGAAGGAGAATAGGCTGGAGTTTTACAAACTAAAGTACGGAGGTACTTAGCTATGGACTTTGTGGATGCTGCTAATTACGGCGACGTAGCAATAAAACCTTGCCCATTCTGTGGTAAAGTAGATGCACTGAAGTTAATAGATTCAACTGAGGTGTATCCGGAAGATAGAGACGAATCTTTTGTGATGTATCAAGTCGTCTGTGACGCCTCGACTGACGCCTGTGAGGCTGGTTGCGGTGCTTGCAACGGGTGGCAACGTAGCCAAGCTGAGGCCATCATTAACTGGAATATACGAAACTAACTAAACCCAAACGAAAGGAAACCAAACCATGCCAATGATCTCAGAATGCAACACTCAAGACAGAATACGATTCCTCCTGTATGGTAACATCGGTAGCGGGAAGACGACTCTCCTGCGCACCCTGCCTGGCAAGAAGTTTATTTACATGTTCGACCCGAGCGGGCGCTCCTCTCTGAAAAGCGACGACAACATCTGGATCGAGGAGTTCCTGCCGGACTCCCTGCCTATCAACGTCACGACGATTAAGGGGGTGACTAGTAGCACCTCGGTTATCAACTACGAGATATACAAACTCTGGGAGGCGGACTTCAATCGTCGCATCTCGGAAGACTGGTTCAAAAAGGAGGGTTTCAGTGCCATCTGTTTCGACAGCCTCACAACGTTCGGTGATATTGTCTTTGATCAAATCCTCGCCCTTTCTGGAAGACTTGGTAAGAGTCCCGAGATTTCAGATTACGGAATGCAAGCGAATGCTATCAGCAGAGTTGTTCGTCTGGCGACAGCCCAGGACTGTGTCGTCGCTTTTACGGGGCATGAAAAATCGGCACAAGACAAACTCCTCCGTACTATCAGTAATCAAATCATGGTTCCAGGGCAACTCACGCAGAAGCTCCCAATACTCTTCAGTGACATCTACCACTGCAAGGTTGATCGCGTTGGCTCGACGGTGAAGTACATCGTTGAGACTGTGCCGAGTGAGCTCTTCCCAACTGCTCGCTGCAGTATGCAACTGCCACCCGAGGTAGACGTAACCCTTAAGGCAGGCGAGAGCGACCTCACCAAGCAAGGGCTCGGTAAGATACTCCGAGAGAAAGGAGTTTGGACGGATGTCAAAGAAGCCTCGCAAACAGTACAGTCCTAGACAACTAGCCGTGCAGTTCAACTTCGCCCACTACGCACGCATACGAGGTCACTGTCTCGACCTAGCAAACATAGCAAAGGCTTTCGATAGGGCTGATATCAAACAAGAGATACGCATTATTGAACTAGCCTTGCTAGTCGAACTTGAAGCTCAGTGCGCGGCTATACGGAACAAACCGCCAGATGGGGGTTTAAGCTATGAAAACAGTTCTTTTTGATTGTGCTCTTCCGTTAAAACCTGGTGAGTATAAAACTATAGTTACCTACATAAATAAGGAAGGTCTACTTCATATCCGCGTAGGCCTTCAGTACGAAGATACAGATCTGTTAGTGCAACCACGGAAGCGCAAGTAGCGCCCACGAGAGGCGAACGAAAGGAGGTGAGTAAAAATGCCAGCTAACGTAAAGTGTGAATCTACGGAGTGTAAACACTGTGACTTGGAGTCGAACTGCCAAGCCCCAGAAATCGAGATCGACACAGATGCAGAGTGCCTCAGCTTCGAGGAGTAACTACACCGACCATCGACAGCGAAACTAACCGATCACCTAACTATCCCAACCAGAGATAGGTACAAACAACCAACTAAGGAGTAACAAAATGAGCTTTATCGACATGCCTATGGATATCGAAGACGTAACAGAACCGAAAGCAGGCCCTGAAGGCGACTATCAACTGATGATTTCTGGCGTGAAGTGCAAACTCCTGAACGACACCTATGTCGCAGCGGAAAGCTGGGCGCAAGCCCCTGAACCGCTCAAAGGTTTGCTGGTGATCTGCGAGCCAATCTCCGGTCCTGTCGGCGTCAACATCGAGGACGTCACAAACGTCCTGCACAACGTCTCCCTGCCGATTGCCGGCGACGATCAGGAGAAGGTGAAGAACAAGATGCTGTTCGTGAAACGCTTCCTGATGGTGTTCGGGATTCCTATGAACGGCACTCAACTCGACCCGACGGCCTTCATCGGTAAGCAAGCGAAGTGCCACTTGATTCAGGACAACTACAACGACACCATCTCTAACAAGATCAAGCTGCCGAACCTGCGCTGAAGAGCTCAGCTTCAGGATTGGTATGAAGATGAACCTTTCTTGAGGTAGTAACAGTTAGGGGTGAGGCGAAGATCGGTATCTAAGGTGTATGGATTCAAGTGCGTCCGTCGTCGATTGCCTACCTTATGCCAGTAGCCTCACCCCTATTAACTTTAGTAAAAAGGAGCTGCCGAATGGCACAACCAAACCCCGATCCAAACAGTATGGTTCGACTCTCCATAGACGTCCCGCACTCCCTAATGCGTCGCCTCGATAAGCACATCCCTTGGGGCCTCAAAAGTGACGTATTCAGGGAGATGGCCGCCCACCTATGCGACCTGATGGACAAGGAAGGGAGTCGGAAGATCCTCTACCTGATAGCTGATAAGAAGTTTAACATTCCAGAAAGCCTCGTTGAGGGGAAGGAGTTGTAAGATGCGCTGCTCAAGATGTGGTTGTACTAAACCTTGCGGATGCGATAACTACTCCCAAGGAAATACTTGCAGTAAGTGTGGTTGCACGAAGCCTTGTGCTTGTGATAACTACGGCAGTTCGGAGGACGAAGCATGAACATACATGACCTAAAGACCAGCATCTCAGAAATGTCTGACGAGAGTATCCTCGAAGCAATTCGCCTCCTCCGCCACTCTCGCACAACCGAGGACGTTGTGCGAGTCGTCAAGGTGAAGGCCGCCGCGAAGAAGGAAGACGATATGGTGGCTAAGCTGATGAAACTTGCAGGGGGAAAGGACGCCCTTGAGAAACTGCTCGCCGGCCTTACCTAACCATGCAATTCCCGCACAATCAACTATGAAAGGAGTACCAACTGTGGCAACTTGCCCTAAGTGTTTTAAAGACCTACCCCCCGAAGCGAAGACCTGCACCGACTGTTACGACGCCAATGGTAACGCTATTAAGAAAGCCCTCGCGGAGTATGTAGACCGAAGGGAAATCCGAGTAGGTGAGCGTTTCCGCACTGAGTACAAAGACATCGAAGCATTAGCCGCCTCTATAAAGAACTTCGGTCTTCTCCAGTATCCAGTCCTCGACCAGGACAACAACCTCGTAGCCGGTGGGAGGCGCCTTCAAGCTATGGAGGCACTCGGCTGGACTAAAATCCCCATCACACGCAAGAGTGGCGTCTCGGAGCTGCGCCTAAGGGAGATGGAACTTGAAGAAAACATTCAGAGAGTTAACCTTACGTGGCAGGAGGACACTAAACTCCGCCAGCAGATCCTTAAGATCAAGCAGGAGATATACGGAGTCAAGGGTGCAGGAAAGAGCAGCACTGGTATTTCAGCTAATGAGATCGCGGTGGGAATGGGAGAATCTCCATCCAGTTTCTCCGCAGATGTCCGTTTGGCGGAAGCTATGGATGTCATTCCTGGCCTCTCGGATTGCAAGGATAAAGCCTCCGCCTTCAAGATGATGAAGCAACTCTACGAGAAGCTACTCGTGGATGAACTGGAGACTCGCCGTCAAGACTCCCCCCACACCCTTTCGACTGCCGTCACGAAGGCAGATGCTTGGTTCAAAATCGGAGACGCCATCACAGAGCTGGAGCAGACAACCGAAAACCAAGGTTGGGGTTTCATAGACGTAGACACCCCCTACGCAATAGACCTCATGAACATCAAGAAAGGCGACAGCGATGATCTCCTCATCAAACACAACTACCTTGAGTGGACGCCAGAGAACTATGTTCGAGACTGCACGAGAACGGCAAAAGAACTTTACCGCTTGGCCGCGCCTGACTGTTTTATGGTCTGGTGGTTCGCAATCCAGTGGTATCAGCCTCTCTACCAGCTACTTACACAATGCGCTGAGAAGAACCCAGAGTTCTCTTGGAATGTAAGACCCGTACCTGGTGTATGGTATGCTAAAGGAGGTAGTCAAACCAATGCACCTGAAACTAACTTGGCCAGTTCTTATGAAGCCTTCTTCATCTGCTCAAAAGGTAAGCCTGCTATCCAGCAGCGAGGCCGTGCCAACGTGTTCGAGTTTCAGAAGCTATCTCCAGACAAAAAGATTCACCCAACTGAGAAGCCTATTGAACTTTATGCCGAGCTTCTACGTACGTTTGCTCGTCCAAGTACTCCCTGCTACAGTGCTTACTTGGGGAGTGGTGTTGCTATTAGGGCGGCTCTTTCGTTAGGTATGCAGCTTGAAGGGCGAGACCTTAATGAGGAAGTTAAGAAGAGGTTCCTTTGCAAAGTACAAGAGGAGAATCCAAATGATAACGCCACTTAAAGTAGATTTCGATGCTATCGAAAAGTCCAACGAGGAACCTTGTAAAGGACTTTGCTTCCGTGGTTACACTAATACGCATTGGTTTGGAGATAAGTTTCGTGTAACTAACGAACTCCGCCTACTGAAAAAGCGCTCTTGCCCGGGATGTGCTCAGTGTAGTTACTTAACAGAGGAACTCCAGTCAAATGTTATTGTGCTTACTCCGGAAATAGAACACGGAAAGCTATACGAACTGAGAGTAACTAACGTATCCCGTGACTACGAGTCTGGTATAGTAGATGATTGGAACGTAGAGTTTTGCAAGGTGCGGGAGGAGAATCCAAGTGAACCATAACCACTACATGCTGCAAGCCCGTGACTTTGCTGTTCACTCCAACTGCTTACGACGCCGCATCGGAGTTGTGTTCCGCTACCCAGGCTTTATGTTTACCGGAGCTAATGCACCAACGGTAAAGTGCCGCGCCTGTAATCGTGCTAAGGGGGACTGTCCTGCTATTCACGCGGAGGTAAAGACTCTCCTACTTGCTGGGAGTTTCGCAACACGACCTAACACTGCGCTGTACATCTGGGCAGAGATACCTTGCGTGGCTTGCCTTTCGTTTATCGCGGAGTACACGGAACACAACTGTAACTACATACACTGCCTAACTCAAGCGAGCTACGCCAAGGAATACCCCAACGTTCTTGCTTACACTGAGTCCATAGCAGTCCGCCACGCCTACGCCTTAAAGCTAGGCATAACTATTTACGAGCATGATGCTCAAGAACTACTCCGGCCAGTGGAGACCAAACATGAACAGCTTCATTGATCTACCAGACTTAACAACCACAGGTCTCAATGTAATAAAGCCTAACAGTCGAATCTGCATCTTAACCGACTACCCTTCCAACGACGACGCTAGGAACGGGCGTGCATTCAGTGACGCAGCTGGGCAACTCCTTACGATCGCCCTCAGCCAGAACGGTATTACGCTGGCCGAGTGCTCGGTAGTGTACGTTATCCCTGAGCCGCAAACCTACGCAACTCTCGCACCGATGTGGTCGCCGAAACACGGCTTCACCACTCTCGGTAACGCCAACATCGAGATCGTAAAAGACGCACTCACTCGCATAAACCCCAATGTAGTGTTTGCACTTGGCGAAATCTCCTTGCAAGCCATAACAGCTAAGCACTCTATAACAAAGTGGAGAGGCTCCATACTGGAGAGTAGCGTTAAGGTAGGCCAGAAGGTTATCCCAACCACTGCCCCTAGGGAGTGCGTGAAGATGTACCTTTGGCGGTACTTCCTAGCTCAGGACGCAAAGAAGCTCTCGAAGGAGATCTACTCACCTGCCATTAACCTACCGGCGAGGAACCTCCGTATCGAGCCTAGCTTCGCCGAGGCTATGTCTTATATGATGGCTATCAAACTGAGGGATGTATGCAAGATTGCGGTCGATATTGAGTGTATAAAGGGGTGTGCTGAGAAGGGCATCACCTGCATCTCGCTCGCGATCAGCCCGCTGGACTGTATGTCCATACCTTTCGACAACCGCTGGAGTGAGCACGAGGAGCTTGAGCTCTGGAAGATGTTAGCCGAAGTGCTGGAGGATAAAAACATTGCGAAGATCTATCAGAACGGAATCGACTTTGATACTGTCTATCTGCTGGCTGTACATAATATTTTCCCAGGTGGTTTTCTGCATGACACTATGGTTAAACATGCACTCAATTATCCCGATTTTCCTAAATCTCTTGCTTTCCTTACAAGCATCTATACTGACGAGCCTTACTATAAAGACGATGGCAAGGAGGGAAAAGTAGGCAGCGGACAACAGAGAGAGTTCTTCATCTATAACGCTAAGGACTCAGCGGTTGACTTTGAGATCAACAACAAAGTAGATGAGGAGTTACGTAAGTACGGCAACGAGGAGACCTATAAGTTCCTCACGCGTCTAGCCGAACCCCTTCTGTACATGCAACTTCGAGGGGTTAAGGTAGACCGAGCTGGTATTAAGAAGCTCGCTATTGAGGCGGAGGCTTCTATCATCGAGAAGCAACATCAGCTGGACTTTCTCGTAGGTGATCGGCTACCGTTAAGCACGAAGGCCCAACGTAAAAACTACGAATACGAACGCCTGAACCCCAACTCCACAAAGCAATGCATTAACTATTTCTACAACCTACTAAAGATGAAACCACAAACCAAGACAAGTAAAGACGCAACAACTAAGGAGCGCAAAACAACTGTTACGACCGACACCAAAGCTATGGGGCGACTCTATCGGATGTACCGTAACGAAGAGACGCTGCTCGTTAAACAGATCCGAGGGATTCGCAAACTAAAGGGCACCTATCTGGATATGAACATTGATAGTGACGATCGGCTCAGGTGTCAGTTTCGTATCGCAGGTACTGTTACAGGGCGACTCTCGAGTTCCGCTACTATTTTCGGCACTGGTAGTAACATGCAGAACTTGCCCTTGACGTTCAAGGAGTTCTTAGTCGCAGACGATGGCTATATTCTCTGTGACCTAGACAAGGCACAGGCCGAGTGGGTAGCTTCCGCCTACATCTTCAACGATGCCAATATGATCCAGGCGGTTGAGGATAACGCTGATATTCATATCCGAACTGCGGCGATGATGTTTAAAGCGCCTGAGAGCGTAATCAAGAAGGAAGACTCTTACTTAGGAGGTTCGACTGATGAACTCTGGATTGCGGAACAGCGCCAGAAGATGCTTGAGGAGACTGGGATCGACGTTTTGCAGTACGGGCCGTTACCCAATATGTCTATGCGACAGTCGGGTAAGAAGTGCAATCACTCCTTTAACTATGGCCTTTCCCCTCAAGGTTTTAGTATCCAGTATGATATGCCCTTACCGTTTAGTAAAAAATGCCACGCACTTTACCACGCGGGGTATCCTGGTATACACCACGGACACAAACGGATAGAGGCTGAGATCGTTAACACAAGAACGCTTACTAACCTATTCGGAAGAAAGAGGCGCTTCTTAGGCCGTATCGAAGACAGCCTATACAAGGCTGCGTACTCTTATAAACCTCAGAGCACAGTCGGCGAGCTTCTAAATCGCGGTATTGTAACTACCTACAACGATCAGTTCGACCCGGCAAAAGCATCAGTGATGCGGCCGCAGGAAATTCTAAACCAAGTACATGACAACCTTCTCTTCCAATACCCTATACGTACCGAGGAGGAGATAGAAAACTTCGCACACTGTATAATGCGGACCAAAGGGAATCTTGACATCCCACTGACCGCCAACGGACGCACCTTCGTAATCAAAACCGACGGGAAGATTGGATTCAACGGGAAGATAATGGAGAAGATAGACCTCTCTTCTTACGACGCTTGCCTCGCTAGCGTAAAGAAGGGAATCGACACTCTCCGAACCAACGCCAATAATGCTAATAATAAAATCGACAAACTCTTAGAGGAAATCGACGAGTTAGAAGGAGATGAAGATGAACTTGATGGTGAACTTGAATAATCGGAGGCAGCACTATGGCGCGGAACTTCCCAGACTTTCTCACTGCCTACTTAAAGTATGTGGACAAGACAGAGAGTCCGACCAGTTATAACATCTGGACTTGCTTATCAATCATAGGAGCGTCGTTGCAAAGGCGCTGTTACTTGCAGTGGGGATACAAGACCTTCTATCCCAACCTCTATGTGGTGCTTGTCGGCCCTTCGGGTTGTCGCAAAGGCACCGCTATGACGATCGGGAAGGACCTTATAAAACAGGTGAACGGGATCACCATCACTAGCGAGAGTGTAACTCGTGAAGCACTTATCAGAGATATGAGAGAAGGGGTAAATCAATATGTCGATCCAGGAGACGGGCAACTCCGATATCACAGTTCAATTAGTGTGTTCTCAGAAGAACTCAGTGTTTTCCTTGGACAGCAAAATGTTAAGTTCCTTGCAGACCTTACCGATTGGTTCGACTGCCCAGATGATTGGACTTACCGAACAAAAGGAAGTGGAACTGATAAGATTGTTGGAATTTGTCCTTCGATCCTTGGTGCTACAGCCGCAGACTGGCTCAAGAGTATTCTTCCACAAGAAGCCTTCGGCGGAGGGTTTACTTCTCGAATTATATTCGTTGTAGAGGAGGAGAAGCGTCAACTCATCAGCAATCCCCACGTAGACCCGGCGGTTAGTGCTATGCGGGAGGGACTGATAGCCGACTTGCAACAGATGGCACTGATGGCGGGGCCTTTTGTATTCCACGCGGAGACGATGGTTTTTTATGAAGACTGGTACCTTAAGCAAGCTAAGACGCCCGCAATCAAAGATCCCCTATTCGCCGGCTACTGTGAACGTCGCGCGACACACCTACTTAAGCTTTCGATGGTTGTTAGTGCGTCAAGGAGTAATAGCCGAATCATATACACTGAGGATATTCAAAGGGCGCTGTTGTTGCTGGAGGCCATAGAACCGAAGATGCCTCGTACTTTCCTCGGCCTTGGTAAGGCTAAATACAGTGAGATGACGGCGTTTATCTATGACTACATTCGGCGGCGGGGCACTGCTACGGGTAGTGAGCTCCTTAATAAGTTCCACCTCGACCTTGACGAGTACAGCATGAAGATAATCTGTGGGACGTTAGCAGCCAGGAAGGTTATCACAGTGCAGTTCAGCGCAGGGAATGGAGATTTCTACTACACATTTAACGGAGGTGGGGAGTAATGGGGGCTAAACAGTCAATTAAAATAGGGGACCAGTATAATAGATTAACAGTATTAGAATACGCATACACCAAACCGCACCAAGGTAGATACTTTAAATGTTTATGCAGTTGCGGTAATATTAAAGTTATACGCAGTTCGCATATTACCAGTGGGCAGACGTTTTCTTGCGGTTGTTTTCAAGTTCAAGGTAAGTACAATAAAGCTGTGCATCCATTATATAACTGTTGGAAATGTATGATAGCACGTTGTACAAATCCAGAACACCCAGACTACCATAGCTACGGGGGACGTGGTATAACTGTTAGTTTTCAGTGGCAGAACTTTGATAATTTCGTAGACGATATGTTTGAAAGCTACGACCCGCAATTAACTATTGAACGTATAGATAATGAAAAGGGTTATAGTAAAGATAACTGTAAATGGGCTACGCGAAAAGAACAAGCGAATAATCGGCGAGGTACTTATCATGCAAAAAATGCATAACAACTTAACAGTGCGCCCAAAGAAATTACCGGGAATGACAGAGAAAAAACTATGTGCTTGCGGTGATATTTTTGTGACTGTAAATTATTTAGATAGTAAAATCTTTGAAGTATTTATACGGCTAGGAAAAGCCGGTGGCTGCGCAATGGCGCTTAATGAAAGTATAGGGAAATTAATTTCCCATTTCTTACAGGAAGGGGGTGACGTACAGACAGTCTTGAAGAGCCTAAGCGGGGTAAGCTGCCATCAGGCCTCAGCAACAGTTCCGAGTTGCGTGAGCGCAGTTGCGGAAGTACTGAAGGAACACATTAACCAAACAACTAAAAAAGGAGAGTAAAGTTATGGGAGCAATTAGCCAGGGAAGTTTGGCAAAGAGTGCAGCATGTGGAGGTATTGAGATGGCGAATCGAGTTGACTTACTGCGTGGCACCCTCAGTAGTGTCGCCAACGCACTTGAGTCTACGCTGGAAAGGATTGAGCTATGAGCCATGCGGACAACAACCCAAAGTCTGTATTCGGAGTTAAGAAACCACCGCTCGCTCTTGTACCTTCTCCGGCCCTTCTCCACTGTGCTATGGCTTTCAAAGACGGCGCCACCAAGTACGGACCTTACAACTGGCGGGAAAAAGAAGTAAGCGTAATGGTGTATCTCAGCGCGGCGGATCGCCACTTGCGGCAGTACTTAGACGGAGAGGATATTGATAAAGTATCTAGAGTGCATCACCTCGGGCACGCTATGGCTTGCTGTGCGATCATCTTAGATGCTCTGGAGTGCCGTACTCTTATTGATGATCGCCCAAAGAAAGTAGACTTTACCGATCTATTAGAGCGTTTTACACAAGAGTAAAAAGAAAGGGAGAAGCCCCGTAAGGTCTCTCCCTCTTTTTGTACCTACTTAGTAAGGTTGTTTAGCGTAGGCCCAACCACCGGTACACTTCGTAATAGCTGTCTCCCTAGCGGCTCTAGATTCCCTTCAATCGCCTTCCCTGCGTTAAACGTCAGTTCACCTATATCCCCAACCGCAGGTCCTGTTATGAAGTTAGCAAGTCCTGCCTTGCTGTGCAGCATCCCTTCCACGGCATCCATCGCCATACCGAAGCCTATCCCATTACCCAGCAGTGCGGTAATATCTTTCTTAACATCCTCTCCCCACTCGCGGTCGTTGCCCCTCACGAAGTCTTTCGCCAGGGTTATAAGACCGCCAGTCGCAGCGATAGTCAGTAAGGACGGCATAATCCGCCCCGGATCGGTAGTCCAAAGATTCTTCAACATCTTTGTCTGATGGTAGCCGAAAGTGTGGAAGAGAGTTACCAGACGAAGCCAAGGGCTATCTCCCAGAACCTTCGGCAGTGTTAGTGCGTTGTTTTTAAACTGGGTCAGTTCCGCCATACTGTTACCAGCACGATACAGATCCCCATCGGTTAGGTCTCGTCCTCTCAACTCAACAGGATCTAGGCCAAGCTTAGCTAGACGTATCTCCGCTAGCTTCTCTGCCCTACTGCCGACTGGAGCATTCCGCAGTGCAGTTACTTGTTCATTTGCAAACTCTCTTCCGGCTAGTGCAGAGAACAACCGGTTAAACGCCTCAACGTGCGTGAATCCTGTGTACTTTAGAAAGTTGCCAGCCATGTTTGGCTCTGTTAGAACCTTCTCCGCACCTTTCACATTCGTGTTAAGCCACTTCACCATCGTAGTAGGGTCACGCATGTAGTCGGAGTAGACGGAGAAGAACGTATCATGGAGAACATGTGTCCTAGCTACGAAGTCGTTTAACTCAGTTCGGGTTTGCTTATCCGAGATACCTTTGAGGATTCGCTTTCCTGTGTTGAGCATTGTCCTGAGGTCTGTTTGTACGTAGACGTTAGCCGTCTGCATACTGTTGTTCATAACTGCAAGTCCAAGTTTCGTAATTGTCTCGGCAGTTGTGATCGAGTTGATAAGGCCTCTTGTGTAAGGATCAACGTAGTCGGCGCCTCCGAACAACCGTCTTGCAGTAGCTGCGCCAACCTTAACTGCTTCCGGCCCCGCTTCCGCTTGAATAGCGGCTAGGTGTCTGTCGAGTCCTTTGCTATCCTGGCCGAACTCCGCAGTGAACTCCAACCGCCGCGCAGCTTTGTACCAATACTCCGGCAGTACCTCCATCACGTTCTTGTTAAAGTCGGGTAAGTTCGCAAGACTCTCTATCTCGAGATGCCCGAACAGTCCTGGACCTTTCTTCATCCTATCGGTAATGCGATTCAGACGAACCTCGGCTTCCGCTTTGCTTATGCCATAGTCCTTCTGGATGTTCGCCAAGATTCGATCCCGCAGTTGCGTAGGGTTCGCGATATCCTCAATCTTGTACTCCTTCGGCCAGTACGCCTTTGGCTCGTACTGTTCTCCAGTCTTTAACTTGTAGACTTCCTTCAGCCTTGCGGCTACCTGGGCATAGTGTTCATCGGTTAGGTACTTCTTACTCTCAACACCTGTGAGTTGCTTAGCAAGGAGGTCGAACTGCTTCCGACTAAGTTCAAGTTCCTTACGCAGCTCCGACGCCAGTCGCTTAGGACTTGTCTCGGCCGTGAAGAGCTCACGCTTACCCGTCAGTGGGTTCAGTATCTTATAGCCCTGTGCTTCCATCTCTTGTGCGTAGGCTTTGAAAGATCGCCCGATGAACTCCGCAGCCTTATTAATTTGCTCGTTAGCGGAGGTAACCTCTCCACGGTAAACCGCTCCAGCTTCGTTGATTTGCTCTTTACTGAGGCCGGCTATAATAGCCTTGAAGTCGGCCTCCAAGATACCAGTTCGAATCTCAGCGTTTTGCTCACGAACTCTGAGTAGTCTAGCGAACTCAGCACCGGCCGGAGTCCTGCGCAGCACTGTCTCAGCACTACTCATGAAGGTGTCTACGAAGGAGCGTACCTGACGACGGGGAACATCAAGAATAAGATTAGGTTCCATAATAGCAGTCGAGGTTGCGTCTTGTTTATAGGCGTTCTTTCTTGCCCTACTAATAGGCGTGTACTCATTACCATTTGCGGCGAAGTGCAGCTGTTGCAGAGCGTTGAGAACTTTATCCTGCGCCTCAAGCGGCATCTTCGTCATACTTTCAACACCAGTCAGACTTAGCTTAAGGGCGGTGTAGTCTTCGTTACTCAAACCGAGGGCCTTCCGTAACATATGCCCTGTCTGTGCGGCCGAGAACCCGGTGTCTTCGTGCAGAATGCGAAGCATCTTGTTAGCTTGCTCCTCACCTACGCCTTGTTCAACCAACTTCTCTCTGAGAGTCTTCCCTTCGGCGTTGGCTTCGCTTTTCAAGATAGAAAGCTTCCCTTTCAGATTCGTCTTGGCGTCATACTGCTCGACTACCTCTTTAGGATCCGCTACTAACTTCTTACGCCCAGGAATAACTCTGCCGAACATTTCACCTAAAGAACCACGTTCGCTACTTAATATGCTTGCTAAGTCCGTCAGCGCCGTCTGTTCACTTGCACTAACAACCTTAGGCGCCTCGGTAACGTCAGCTGTGAACTGGTGGTTACTGTCCAACTTCCCCTTCTCAATTACGGCGTTCGGCAACTCGCGCTCAATTTTAGTGCGATCACGGCTAGTTATAGACTCGTCGCCTTTCGTACCTTTGTACCATACGTCCTGCTGAATCTTGAACTCCGGCTTGCCTTCAACCCCAGGAGTAGTCTCTTCAACACTACGGCGCTTAAGCCCAAGATCTTCAATGATTCGCTTAGCCAGCTCAGGGTTAGCCTCACCTATTGCTTCAAGTCCACCTTTCTGCTTTACCAAGATGCGAGCAACCTTCTCCTCAACACTTACATTGCCACGCTTTACGCGAGGATTAACATCTTCCGTCGCCCCAAAGGCTTTCTTCACTTTAGCCAGCGCGTTGTTACCCATCTTGTTGAAGCTGTCGATCTCGACTGGCGCATCTCCTCGAGTATCCACGATGGAGATCTTTGCCTTCGGGTACAGCTCCTTCAAGCGAGTAACGTCTTCGCGAAGCCTAGAAACCATATTTTCCGCCGCCCAAGTATCGGGATCGACTACGATCCTACGAACGTTCTCTGCCGTAGGCGCAGACCCTTCCGGACCACTAATCTCGAGGTTGTAAGGTGAGTCGTGCGGCGTAAGACTTACATTACCCTCAGTATCTTGGTAGTGCTTTGCAGCTACCGAAGGCTCTTCTACCTTAACATGCGATTCTTGCACGTTCTCTATGGGGGTTGGTTTCGTTAGTTTGCGGAACGGAACACCATCTACTTCGATACTCTTTACGTCCGCTAACCCCTTTTCAACTAAGCGATCCTGCGCCCTGGCCGCGTCTCGGCTAAGTGGAAAGGCTGAGTATAAGGTTCCATATTGATCAAGTGCCTTTAGATAAAGTTCTTGTCCAAAACCTTTACCTTTCGCGACGCCTTCTTTAAGAAATACATCATTGATATACAGGCCAGGTTCGGGCAGTTTCAATGGGCCATCGCCACTCTCAAGCGTATCGCCAAAGTAACCGTGCAGCTCCGCAGTATCTGTAATGACATCTGCATCACCGACTTTAGGCACTGCGGGGGCTTGCATCTCCGGACTTGTAGGCTTTAAATTCGCCGTCTGCGTGGCGAGCATTTCAGGCACGGCCTGTTGCATGCCCATCGGTTTTTCGCCCGTTTCAGGCACGATTCCGGTCGATTCAGGCGGTGTTTCGACGTTGTTTTGTGGCTCCGCCGGCTTGGCTTTCTTCCCCCTCTTAGTAGGTTTTTTCTGTACCTCTACAGCACTAACTGTCTTCGCTGGGGTACCAGACACTAGCTCAAGATCATTAAGTAATGCCTCAACAGATGTATCTGTGGGTGAACTACGTAACTCCCCAGGCATCTTAGTTGCATCTATATCCTGCCCTTCCATTACCTTCTTATATAGTGCTTCTTGTGTACGCCCTTTAGTAACCTCCTCCGCCATCTTGCGTGTGCGTTCAAAGTTAACTGGGTCGGTTACATCTTCGCCTTTGGCTTTAGCTACGCGAAGATTCTCCACTACTATATTCGCTTGCCTACTGGCAGCTCTGTGCGCAGGTATCCCAAAGCCGAAGGTAAGTGCAGTGGCTACACCAATGCTAGTAGGGTCGAAAATCTCCTTTACGCCAATAGAGTCTGCGTAACGCTGAGCTGCATCTGGATTGCCGGGATCTTTCCGAAAATCATCCCAAGGAGTTCCGGTACTAGTAGCCTGTAACTCAGCTAAACCTTTGTGCAGGATCGGCCCACCGATGGCAAGCCCGGGGCCTGCAATAGCTGCCCTTCCAAGCGTAGCGGTAGCCGTCTTACCTATACCGGCTTTCAGCATAGCCAACGCAGTGAGGCCACCTAAGATTCCGTGAGAAGCTGCCGAGATCGGACTAAGCCCCGCTGCCCGCGCCTTCTCATACGCATCCAGCCCCTGCGTACCAATAACAGTAGGCCCACCGACTGGCCCCATTACGAGGAAGGGTATAGTGCTTACTACACCGGAGATTATTTTCGCTGGGATTGCACGCTGTTCCTCTGGCAAGTTGTGTTGCGGAAGTGCCGCAAGAAGCTCTTGATCCCTAGTGCTTGCGGGATCATAAATTGAGGGAGTCTCGGTATCCGCTACGCCGAGCAACGTAGGAGCTTTCGCCAGTGCGGTACCTATGCCTAGCGCTCCCCTAACTATATCCCCACCATACGCCTTAACCTCCGGCCATACAGATCCGGAGGGTGACGCTACTGTTGGGTAGGCAACCTTAGTAGGATCATCAAGCACCCTAAGTTGCGCAACCATTCCTGTCTCGGTGTTCCCTGCGTCTAAGTTCTGCAATTCTGCAAGAGTCGGCATAACCACCCCTTAAGGTTGATGTTTCTTAACTAACTTACTACCGCTACCACCTACCGACATCCGACTGACGTTGATGGGGTTGTAGACGACCGGAGTTGCACTACTCTCGGAGATAGTATTAGTCTTAGGATCACGTTTAATCCCATACCAGTTACCGTCTGGAGCAAGCATCAACTGAGGGTAACCCTTCGCCTCGGCTGTGTAGTCTTTGCTATCGTAGACGGAACCGACTGGCGATGTAAGCGAACTCTCCATCATATGATACTTGAAGTAGTCACCCTTCGCAATGTTCTTCGTCGCGGCATCTCCGTCCTTAGCACTCATATTATCAAGTGCCTTCGTCTTCAACTCACCAAGTTTAGATACAAGTGCAACTGTGTTGCCGGTATGAGCAGCACTATCGGCAGAGCCTTTAAGCGCCATCATCTCCTCTCGCTTGAGTTTTAGCGTATCCTTAAACTGCCTATCACTCTGGGTGAGTTTCTTCAGCTCAATCCCACCAGGACCGTAAACCATATCATGGAAACGTTCCTGTTCGGCCAGTGTATCGGCGTGTATCTTCTGCTGTTGGTCCCTGTTTAGCTTATTCTCCGTAGAGTTAAAGTCAAACCCAGCTTTCTGCCGCCGCTCTTCTGCGCCCAACCGAACGTCCTGCAACTCACCCTGCTTATTAGCGTCAAAGATGTGCCCCTGAGCATTCAGCATCGCAGCTCGGGTTTCTTTTCCACCCGTCAGGAGGTCACTAAGAGCGGCCATCCCGGCAACTGCGTTCTGGTTTTGGTTCTGTATCTCCCCGCGCTGAGTGATGAGCTTCCCTACCTGGTCTGGCGTGAGCCCCATAACGTCAATGCCCTCAGCGCCGAAACCGAGATTACCGCTAAGCGAGCCGCCCTGTTGTAGGGTAGCCCCAAGTGCATTAGTATCCATCGGCTGGAATGCCTTCGATATGTTAGCGATCTGTTGCATGTAAGCCTGCCCTGCCGAGTCTGCGATAGCCATCTTATGCCCCCTGCTTTGCGCCACTCAGTAAGTTAGCTGGTGTGTTATCGAGGAGCGAGTAATCGCCCAGAGTTGGGGAAGCTCCAGTAGGTGTGTGTGCTTGCGTAAGAAGTGCCATAGCCCCCTCAGAGTTCATGCCGTTTTTCCCTATCGAACCGATGATCTCCTTCATAAAAGACTTATTCTTAGCGTCCTGGATCCCAGCTGCATCGGCGATCAACTTACTCTGCCCCATCTGTTGGGCTACGTCCCCTAGACGAGCGCCCGCACGATTAGGTGGCGCAATAGCTTTTCCTATCATACCCATAATAGCCGCAAAGTTAGCTGGCTGCATACCTAAGATAGTGCTAGTACCCGCAGCACCACCTACATTGAGGGCGGTATCAACTCCGAGTGTTGGTGCCGTAGGTATGGGATTGATTGTAGGTGCGTTCATCTGTGGCTGCTGGAGTGTAACGCCAGGCTGTAGCGTGGGGTCAATCTGTAGTCCGGTATAATCCATCTTGTGATCTCCTCTTATAGTTATTATGTTAAAATTGCATGATTAGACTAAGCGAAGTACCCAACTAACCCGCCGATGGCCGCGCCTACAGCCGCACCTGGAGCTTGTCCGATCATAAAACCTATACCAGCGCCAGCCGCAGCACCTCCGACTAAGCCTGTCATTCTGCTTCCTTGAGAATCACCTGTGTGCACCGCACTACCTGCGATAGAGCCTAGGAAGTTACCACCAAACTGAAACACCTTCACGTCCCACAGCTTATCTTTCTGCCGTGTATCCAAGAGGAAATCATCCCCCTGCACCCTCGCAGTTACATAGGCTTTACTGAACTCAAGCGATGTAAGCGCGATGGTCTTTTTAATCTCGAATACGGCTAACGTAGTTCGTAGCGCATTATCATCTACACGTATAGTGAGGTCAGCCTGAAGCTTCTCAGCTTCCCACCTGATAATAGCGTCATTCTTAGCCAGCGCCTTCACCTTCTGCTGCCGGAGGTTAGCCTCTCCGATAATAAACGCCGAAGACATAACTGCGTTGATATCCCTCAGGCCGGCCTTGAACGCAGGGAGGGTTACGCTAGTTAGTTCATCTTCAAGCAGCGCACTCTCTGCAACCATAATAGCGGCTATGCGTGTTTCCTTAGCTGCTACATAGGTTGCTAGTAGTGAGTTACCTTTGTAAGTAGTGAGAAGCGTATCAAAGTTGAGGTCTCCAAATGTAGTTAGATAAGTGAACGGCGCCGCGTAACTGGTTATGCTCGCCGTCGCCCCAAGCATAGCATCATCGATATCAACCGTAACAAACCCCGCGTAAGGACTAGCGCCTTCCAGTGCGTAGTTCATAGCGTCTGTAAGTGACACACCAAGCGTATCCCCTCCATTCGAGTCTATCGCCGTACCGTGCCATGTTTTCATGTACGCAGG